ATGATATGATATATCAGGGTAGCCACATGATACCCTGTCACTTAAAGTAAGCGACTGCGGCATATGAAGTATCTTATTATTCTGTCTGAATTGTATAAGAGCCTTTGTCCATTCAAGAATTTCTTTTCCCTCTTTAGTTTCCTTCCAGTTAACCCATGAAAGTTCACTGTCAACACAATACGGATTATTGTTACCGTTCTGTGAATTGCCAAACTCGTCTCCGGCAAGTATAAGCGGAGTACCTGCCGACAAGAAAACAAATGCCAGTGCATTTTTAATCTGACGCATTCTTAGTTCTTTAATCTTTCTCTTTCTTGTCGAACCTTCCTCGCCACAGTTCCAGCTGAAATTAAAATCCTCGCCATCCCTGTTATTCTCGCCATTAAGCTCATTATGCTTTCTGTCGAAGCTCACAAGGTCATTAAGAGTAAATCCATTGTTGTTGGCAATATAATTAATACTTGCACTGTTTGCTTCATTCTTTCTTGATATAGCTGCAAATTCTCCAAGCATATTCTCGTCACCCTTTAACAGGCGGCGCGCAATATTCTGGAAATCATTATTATAATTAGCCATATGCTTCTTCGTTCCGGTTTTACCATTCCAGTATACAGTTATAATCTTGGTATCCGCTAAAAGTGCATCCTGTGAAAGTGCTTTAAGTGCAGACTCATCACAATATACATGTACACCATCAATATGATATTCTGTAACCCAGTGTCTTACACACTGCAGGATAAAGCCTGTACTTTCGTCAGTAAAAAACATTTCCATAACGACTTCAATGCCATTTCTGTGCAATTCTTTAACCACATTCTTAAATTCAACTGTATAATCCCTAAACACCCCCGGATGCTTTGAAGCAATTGAAGAATATGATGCCTTAGGTGCGAAATAAAATCCTCCGACATATCCCCAGTAATTAATTTTCCGCGTATTCTTATCCACGCTGTAATGTGTTCCGGCTCCGTATTTTGACATTATAGTATCAGTCAGCTGTGGAAAACGGCCTATTTCATTGAATTCATATGCGGGCTGTAACTCAATAGTTGTGATTCCAAGTTCCTTAAGATATGGAATCTTGTTAATTATTCCTGAAAATGTTCCTTTATCTTTAACCTTAGATGTTCTGCTTTTAGTAAAACCTCTTACATTCATCTTATAGAATAATTAAGCGGTCTGTCATCTTCCCAGTCATAATCTGCCACATCAATCGCAGCCAGATACACATCTTTCTCGTCCGTCTGTCCAAATCTTCCGCAATCCGTTATCGCCTTTGCATATGGGTCAAGATACATTAAGCCATCTATCTCATAGCAGTAGAAACATGTATCCAGCCTCCTGCCAGACACATGAACTGAAAATATATTTCCACATTTCATTGATGAATCCAATTCTATCCGTTCTTTTGGCTTCATATGTGCATCAAAAA